AAGGGTAATAAATATATTGGGTGTTAACGAAATAATGGCAAGGATTTGAAAAATCCTACCATTTCTTTTTTTATATCTGGAATCTATCGTAATATTTTTATAGAAAATTCAGTTTTCGGACAGTCTGTAAAACAAGTCAATTTTTATGCATTTAGCCCCCCTATGTCCAAAAGCGAAAAATTTCAATGCACTACTTTAACATTTTCGTTTTCTTCGTAAAATTTTCTTTTCGTAAATATATTACAATATTAATCGAGAAAGTTTGTTTAATTTATTTCTTCAATTATACTTGATTATATCCCTGATAAGAGTTAATATGTGATAAACTGAAAAGGGAGGATGTTTAAAATGAAGAAGAGGAATATAACAGTAATTAGAAACTGCCAAGTCTACCTTAATAAAAATGACATAATCGAAGAGTGGCTTGAGCCGGGAAGCATGAAGAGTGTAGAAATGAAAGTGATGTCCGGAGTTAAAATGCTGGATGTATTTGGATATTACAAAAATGAATACGGGTTTTTATTTATAGATGAACTTCGGGCAGAAGTTGTAGAAGATATTTTTTCAGCGTGTTTTTGGAGTGTGTCGGTAGATAGAATATGCCAAAGACTTAATGCAATGTCATGTGTTACTCCGAATGGATATGATGAGTGGACACCTGAATTAATAGAAATGATAATACATAATGAAATTTATGCAGGATATAAATTTATAGAGGAAGATGGGAAGGTCTATATAATGAATAAATGGTAAAAATTAAGCACAAAAAGATTGAAACTTAGTAAAAAAAAGAGAAATGGGTAAAAAATAGCCACTAATTGCTAATGAATAGGTATAATATATTCATTGATTATTATAATAATAATTGATATAATATAATTGAGATATACCTTGTTATATGTGCAATTTATTTAGAATTCTTAAAATCAACGAAAATAGGGTGGAGGTGCAAAAATGAAAAAATTCAAGGAAGAGCAAGTGATTGATTCTAAAAGTTTGGTTAGGATTCAATATGATACACATAATAGGGAACAAGAACATACGCATGATTTTGTAGAATTAATATATGTTATTAACGGAGACGTTGTGCATAGAGTTGATGATGAATTTTACAAGCTTGAACGTGGAGGTATGGTGTTTATAAATATTGGACAAACACATTCGTATTTTTCACACGGAAATATAGAATTTGTAAATATTATTATAAAATCAGGTTTTTTCGAAAGAAAACGTGGCGAGATTGTTGATTTTTTTGATTATATAAAAGTTCAGGGACTTAATGTTGAACATAAGAATATAAAGCAGTTTGTTATGTTTGATAAAGAAGAATGTGCTCAGGTTGAGAACATTATTTCTTTCATGAATTATGAATATGTAAATAGAAAAGATAATTATAATGTAATTATTTCAAACCTATTTAAGACGTTGACTTTAGTCTTGATTAGGAAAATGTCAGAACAACAATTGGAATCGACAAAGATGAATATAAAGGAGTTTATAAACTTAAGAAGTCTTGATAATATAAATATTAATGAAATTGCTGATTTTTTTGGCTATAATTATTCGTATCTGAGTCGCAAGTTCAAAAAAGAGAATAATCAGACAATAACATCGTATATACAAGAAAATCGTGCAAAATCAGCTGTTATTTTGCTTGAAGGTACAGATTACAGTATAGAAGTTATATCCAATTTGATTGGATATAACGATGTTAAGCAGATATATAAATTACTAAAAAAAACTTATGGTTTAACGCCAAAGCAAATTAGAGAAAATTCGAAAAAAGGAAAGGTAGAAAAATATGAACATAAATAATGGATATTACTCTATTCAATTATCTGAGTTGAATGGTACAGTGGTTTCATATAAAAGTATGAAACAGAATTTTATAAAAGAGTCAGGTAGTCTTCGGGCATTACTGGAAATCAAACTGTTAAATGAATCAGGAGAAGGCATATATCTTGATAGTAATATGGCTAAAGGGTTTGATGTTTCTTGTGATAAAGATATATATGTTTTGAGTTTTTATGATATTTATGAAGGTGTTTCGGCAAAAGTATTTGTTCGTTGTCCGAAAGAAGAACCTTTTTGCTATTGGTCGTGTAAAATTAACAATAGTACCAGAATGATAATTGAATGGATAGGATTACCGGGAATAGTTTCGGCAAATACATTGAAGGAAAATGGAGGAAACTCGGAACTGTTCTGGCCGTTTGGAGAAGGTTGTTTGATTGATGATATGTCCATGCGAGAAGATAGTGAGTGGCTTCATTATCGTGAACTGACATATCAAAGTATGGCATTTAACGGTACGTTTCCGGGACCTGCATCGATGCAATTTATGGCATATTACAATGAACTTGGTGGGTTGTATCTTGCTACACACGATTCGAATGGTTATATGAAGTCATTTGAATATCATCCGTATGATGACGGACTTTGTCTTGAAATAAGACATTTTACGGATGGAGCTGACGGAGACTATGAAATGCAATATGAAGTGGTAACAGGAGTTTTCGAGGGTGATTGGCATGATGCTGCAGAAATTTATAGAAGTTGGTTGGAAACGACAGATATTCTTCCGGAAAAGATAGCTGACAGAACAGACTTGCCGGAATGGTATGGAGAATCCCCTGTTGTTGCAGTGTACCCTATTCGCGGTAAAAAAGATAATGGTGATATGACACCGAATATGTATTATCCTTATGAAAATGTACTTCCATTTATAGATGAGTATTCTGAAAAATTTAATTCAAAAATGATGGCACTTCCAATGCATTGGGAAGGCACTGCCCCATGGGCTCCTCCTTATGTATGGCCTCCATTTGGAGGTAAAGAACAGTTTATCTCATTTGCAGATAAGCTTCATGAAAAGAATCATTTACTCGGAGTATATTGTAGCGGTATAGGGTGGACAGTACATAGCTATCTTGATGATATGGATATTTCAGATAAGTACAAAGACGAATATATTTGTCGTACGCCTGATGATAAAATTGTGCAGTCGCTCATTATTGGAAAACCTATAAGAGACGGGTATGATATGTGTCCGCACAGCTCGGATGTAGCAGAGATAGTTAAAGGTGAAGTTGAGGCGCTTGCTGATGCGGGGTGTGATTATGTGCAATATTTCGATCAGAATATTGGCGGTAACAGTTGTTATTGTTATGCGAAAAATCATGGTCATCCGGCAGGACCGGGAAAATGGCAGACTGATGATATGGTGAAAATTTTCAAAAAAGCCACTGAAAATATTCCTACATCCAAAATGCTCATTGGTTGTGAAATGGCTGCATCAGAACCGTTTATCAAGTATTTGCCGTTTAATGATTTGAGATATAATTTTGCATTATTGTTCGGGAAACCTATTCCGGCATATTCATATTTATACCACGAATATATCAATAATTTTATGGGTAATCAGAATATCATTGATAAGGTATTTGATATGAGTGAAAATCCGGATAATGTTTTACTTAGAATTGGTTATTCGTTTGCTGCTGGTGATATGCTTACAATTACACTTGCAGAAAAAGGTAAGATATTCTGGGGATGGGACGTTGACTGGGATACGGAGACTCCCGAACAGGAAAGTATCTGTGAGCTTATTTCCAATCTTAATGCATGGAGAGTCGGATTTGCAAAGAAATATTTGCATTACGGAAAAATGGTGAAATCTGAAAAAGTATGTGGCATAGGTACATATATTATTAAGCGTGTAGATGGAAGAATTATAGAATATCCGGATGTTTTTGCTACAACATACAAAGCCCCCGATGATACACAGGGAATGTTTCTTACTAATTATCTTCACGAGGAAAAAGAAATTGTATTTGACGGTACGAGAAAAATATGGACAAATCCAAATGATGAAAATGATTATATAACGGCAGAAAGAATTGTTATTAAGCCGTTGTCGGCAGTTGTTGTAGAGATTAATTAAACGAGGAGGAAACGAAAATGAAGCAAAGGTTAAGAAAAATTTTATCGGCGGTACTGTCAACTGCAATGTTTGCATCGTGGTTTAGTTTGCCGGTGAACGCAGAGGATGATGTACTTGAAGTTACAACAGACGGTGTATATGAACTGTACGGAAAAGTAACAGCAAGTGCAGAAGGTGCAACAGGTGATGTTACATACAAGTGGATGTACTCAGACAGTGAAGACGGAGAGTATTTAGAACTTGCAACAGCAGTAGGCGATTATTCACTTGTATCAAACGCGGGTGCGACAATTCAGCTCTTGCAGGGGGCAGAGTCGGTGAAATCATACAGATTGCCATTTTCTAAATTGGGAGGTGGTTATGACTGGGTATATCCGCTTCTTGCAAAGGGTGATTTCAGCGGAGAAACATCTGTAACGGATAAGTATGTAAAGGTAGTAGCAACGGATGCAGACGGCAACACAGGAGAAAGTACACCTGTACAGGTTGGCGGAACATTTGGAGCAACGCCGTCAAGCGGAAATGACAAAAACGCTCTTGACTGGAGTAGTGAATATACAGGAGCAGACGACTTTATAATAGATGGAAAGAGCTTTACACTTCTTGATACAAATCCGAACAGCAGTGCGTCAAGATATCTTGTAATAGCAAATGATATCTATGGAAATCAACTCTTATTACATACTTTGAACTTGAGTTTTATCAGGAAACACCGACAGAAGCAGAGGAACTTCCGAAAATGGAAAAATTAAAGGAAAGAGTGGTGACAGAAAACCGTGGGACTTCCGAAGATATTAATTGAATTTAAAACGCTTGCAGAAACCTTTATTACAAGAAGTGAGCGTGGAATTGTCGCTGTTATATTAAAGGATAACAGCAATACGACAGAAACGTATACTTACAGCAAAGAAAACGAGATTACAAAAAGCCATTATACGGCTTCTAATCTTGCCTTTTTATCGCTCATATTTATGGGTAACCCGTCAAAGGTTATTGTTGAGAGAATACCAACTGATGGTGATTTATCTGTAGCTTTAGAAAGGCTAAAGAATAAACAGTGGTATTACCTGACTGTTCCTGGAATTGCAGATGAGGAAGTGGAAACAGTTCTTCAATTCATAAAAGAGCAAAGAACACAGTATCATAAAACCTTTAAAGCTGTACTTCCGAACTGTGCCGCAGGAACTGAGGGCATCATTAACTTTGCAACAGATAATATAAAGGTCGGAGTAAAGACATATACAACATCAGAATTTTGTGCAAGGATAGCAGGTATACTTGCGGGACTTCCGCTAAATCGAAGTGCTACATATTACGTACTTCCGGAGGTTGAGAGTATAACGGAAAGTGAAACACCGGATGAGGATATTGATAACGGAAAGCTTATCCTTATCAATGACGGTACAAAGATAAAAATTGCAAGAGGTGTAAACTCACTAACAGAGTTCACCGGTGAAAAGGGACATGACTTCTCTAAAATCAAGATAGTAGAAGCCATTGATATGATTCGTGATGATATACGGACAACTTTTGAAGATGAGTTTGTAGGCAAGGTCGAAAATTCGTATGATAACAAAATAGTGTTTATTGCTGCAGTTAATAAATATTTTAAAGACCTTGCAAGCCGGGGTGTTCTCTATGACCAATTTGATAATATGGCTGAAATAGATGTTGATGCAACACGTGAATACTTAAGTCAGACCAAAGATGTATCCGATTGGGATGATGATAAAATCAAGACTGCAAATACAGGTACAAACGTATTTGTAAAAGCCAATATTCAGATTCAGGATGCAATTGAGGATTTGAACTTTGGAATCTATATACAGTAAAGAGGTGATAAGATATGGCGGTAAAACCTACAGCACCAAGAGTGATGAATGGTAAATGGGGTATGGTCTACCTTGATGGTGAGCCTGTATATGAAACCGATTCATATGAAGCAAAGGTTAAAATTGAACGTGAGGATGTTGACTTTGTAATGCAGATGGCAAAGGACTCAAAGATGACAGGACTTACGGGTGAATGGAGCATGAAGGTTAAAAAGGTGTTCTCAAGAGGAGCACAGCTTCTGTCGGAGAAAATAAAGCACGGACAGGATGTTCGTATTCAGATTATCTCAAAAATTGACGATCCCGACGCATATGGAAGCGAAAGACTTGTAATTGAGAATGCATGGTTTAATGAGCTTACCCTACAGAAATTTGAAAATGCCAAGATGATTGACGAGGAGTATAGCGGTGGATTCACTGATTACTACTTCCCGGACCTTGTGGAAGTCCGATAAGCGTGAATAAATTTCCGAATCTCACCGCTTTCAAGAACTTGAAGTACACAAAGTACGACTGCGTTCTTTCAAACGGCAATCTTCAAAAATTTCTTCACACTTATATCAATATTTAAAGGAAAGGATGTTTTTTATGGATAAAAATACAAAAATTACACTGCAGGAGCTTATCCGCAGAAAAGAACAGATGCTTGAATCAAAAAGAAAACCAAAGACAGCAAATTTATATGTTAGGTCACTTGACGGGACTATCACGATTGAAAGTCCTACGGCGGCTTTGGCTCGTGAATCGCAGGACATGGACAACGGTGACGCATACATGGTGTATTCCTGTGTAACAGAACCGTACTTGAAATCAAGAGAACTTCAGCAGGAGTTTGAATGTGTGGACCCGATGGAGATTGTTGATAAAATATTTGAACCGGGAGAGATTCCGCAGATTGCAATGGAGTGCTTAAAGCTTGCGGGTTATGTGGACGGTGTAAAGGTAGTAGATGATATAAAAAACTCATAAGAAGTGACGGAGAACTCGGTATGCTCTGTCACTTTTTAAATAGGGGTATAACACCTGAACACGTTATAAACTTGCCATTAACAGAAAAGATTTTCTATAAATCCTGTTATGAAATCTATGTGGAAGATGAGTATGAAAAATACAAGGCTTTGACAGGTGGTGGTAACTGATGGCAAAACGCAATATCGGTGCAACACTTTCCATTAAAGACGGTAATTTCACAACCGGAATACGAAATGCCATAACAAGTATTAAAAACCTGAAAAACAATACTACTAACGCTACCGGTGACCTTAAGAAAATGAATATGCAAAGCAAGTCTACAGGTGATACACTTGCCGGACTTGCTAAGAAGGTAGCCGGGGTTGTAGCAGCTTATGCAGGATTCAGCCAAGCGAAAGCGTTCGTGACAGATTGCGTCACAGGTGTAATGGAACTTGAAAGAGCGAACGAGAGATTAAGTACATTGATGATGAACGTACAGGGAACTACACAGGCACAGGTTGATGAAATCATAAAGTACGGTGACGCATTAGAGCTTGTAACAACTATTGAAGGGGATGCAACGGTAGCCGGTGCTTCTCAGCTTGCAACCTTCCAGTTACAGTCGTCAACCATTAAGTCGTTATTGCCATCCTTACAAAACCTTGCTGTCGGTACATATGGTGTTAATGTTTCGCAGGAGCAGATGATTCAGACGGGTAACCTTGTAGGTAAGGTTATGCAGGGTCAGATTGGAGCTTTGTCACGTGTCGGTGTTTCATTTACCGAAGCACAGGGAAATATACTTAAAACAGGAACTGAAGCTGAAAAGACAGCAACTCTTATAGAAGTATTAGACCAGAACTTCGGCGGTCTTGCAGAGAATATGGCAAACACACCGGAAGGTAAGATAAAACAGCTTCAGAATGCATGGGGTTCTGTAAAGGATATTGTCGGGTATGGTGTACTTCCTGCAGTAACAAGTGTTGTTACTTTTATGGCTTCCAAAATACCTCAGGCACAGCAGTTTATGACAAATGCGATTAATACTGTAAAAGTTCCGCTTGCTTGGATAAAGGATAATGCATTACCTCCGCTTATGACAGCGTTTCAAAATGTATGGAATTACGGTGTTTCTGCGTTTAATAATATACGTGCTGCTGTTGAAGCAAACTCCGGGAAGTTTTCAGGCATCATAACAATAGTAAGCGGTGTAAAGGATGCACTTTTTAATGCTTTTGAATTTTGTAAGCCTGCTCTTAACTGGGTAAAGGATACAGGACTTCCGTTAGTGGTTAATGCACTTGCAGGAGTGGTGTCAGGTGCAACGGCGGTGTATAACTTCTTTGTTAATAACTGGGGACTTATAGCTCCGATTATTGCAGGTATTGCCGGAGCAATTATTGTGTATAAAGGAGCAGTTTTAGCAATTAATCTTGTTCAGAATGCATGGGCAATTTGTCAGGCGGTTTGTACTGCGGCACAGTTGGCATTGAATATAGCACTTACAGCAAATCCTATCGGAATAATTATTGTCGCAATCGGTGCATTAATTGCCATAGGCGTTGCAATGTGGATGAATTGGGACTCTATCTGTGCATGGTGTAAAAATGCATTCCAATCCGTGGCTGATTTCTTTGTAAATATCGGCACTTCTATAGGCTCGTTTTTTTCAAATTTATGGTCTGGAATTTGTAATACGGCGATGTCAATCTGGTCTAATATAACCGGGTTTCTGTCAAATGCATGGAATTCTATTTATACGGGTGCGACCTCAATTTTTACCGGAATCGGAAATGCAATAAAGAATGTATGGACTGGAATTGTAAGCAGTATAAAAGGTGCAATTAATAAAATTATCTCAGGTATAAACTCAATGATTCGAGGTGCAGTTTCCGGTATCAACGGTCTGATAAAAGGAGTCAATAAAGTATCAGGTGCAGTCGGTATTCCTGCAATACCAACGTTTACAGCACCGCAGATCCCACTGCTTGCAAAAGGCGGTATGATAAGAACTGCCGGAAGTGTTATTGTAGGTGAAAAAGGTCCTGAAATGCTCACGCTTCCAAGAGGCGCACAGGTAACTCCGCTTGCAAAGACTACTGCAACAAAAAATACAAATCATTTTGATATCCGTATTTATGCAGACGGCAAAAGTGTGGATGAAATAATAGATGAGCTGATACCGAAATTAAAGCTTGCATTGGCAAACTTATGATTATTACAAAAATAATAAGTTTTGTTGAAATATATTGAAAAATAACAAAAAATGGTGTATAATAGATGTGTCGGAGTAATCCGATAAAGGTAAGACTGAAAACAGTGTAAAAGCTGGGCGGTTATGCCACCACATATTCTGATTATTAATAGTCGGGAATGGAGGTGGTTGTTATGAAAAAGTACATAATTAGGATTTTAATTTTAGTTATTGTGTTTTTGTTAACACTTACAAAAAAAGTAAGATAGCCCCCACTGCCAAGTTGAGCTATCTTAATCAATAGTTTAATGGCATAACCGTTTGAGGTCTTGCCTTTTTCTATTCTCATTATACACCACATTTGCAATTTTGTCAACAGTCTTGATAAAATTTTATGCAAACTGGAGGTGTTTTTTTAATTGGACATATATTTAAGTGTAAACAATCGTGAACAAGTTCTTCGTTTACCTGTGCTTCCGCCTGAATTTACAGTGTCAAAGCCACATTCAAATGAAGTGTTTGAAACTGTTACAAAGGGACAGTTAAAACTAATTGGCAGACCGTCACTTAAAAGTATATCATGGGACAGCTTTTTCCCGGTTAGAGATTATCCGTTTCTTCGTGACAGAAGCTACAAAGCGTTCGGGTATTTGTATGTTATTGATACATGGATACAGCAGAAACTGCCTATACGTCTTATCATAACAGACACTCCAATTAACATGGCTTGCTGTGTGGATGATTTTTCATACACAATCAAAAAAGACGGTGATATGAACTATTCCATAACACTTGGCGAAGTACCACTGATATAAGGTGGTGTTTTTTTATGTACGGAAATTTTCAGCTTTTTGCAGACGATATTGAAATTACTGATTATGCCGGAAACGTTTCATGGCAGAATACAATTGATGAGCTTGCAACATCACTTTCGTTTGAGGTGGCAAAGACTGATACAAAACATCTGTATTTCTATGCACCTCTTGAGGGAAGTATTATCAGTATCATAACGAATACAGAAATATTCCGTGGTATCGTTCTATCGGTTGATGATGGATCTGGAACGGTCAATAAATATACAGTCTGTGATTTTGGATGGTTTTTAAATAAATCATCTGAAACATATCAGTTTAATAATATGCCTGCAAAAGAGGCTATTATGAAAATATGTGAGGACTATGGAATACCCGTTGATACGATACCGGAACTTAATACTGAAATAACACAGCTGTATCTTGATAAAGCTTTATCGGATGTTATAAAGGACATCCTTGAGCTTTGCGGTGGCGGATATAACCTGGATGTCACGCCAAAGGGAATACGGATATATAAGTATGGTGATATATATGCATATCCGGAGTTTCGTATTTCACCGAATACACATCTTGTTTATTCACCGAATTTCCGTGGTAACGTTTCTCACTCAAGGAGTATTG